ATGCATATCGTTCAACCCATACGAAATTTAGAAAAAATTCAAGAAATAAAAAACTATTTAATTCGAAAAAACAAACGTGATCATTTTTTGTTTATTTTCGGCATCAACAGCGCGCTCAGGATTTCTGACATTTTGCCGCTTAAAGTAAAAGATGTGAGAAACAAAGACCATCTATGGGCAACGGAAAGCAAAACAAAAAAGAAGCGGAAAATCCTCATATTAGAATCATTGAAAGCTGAGATTTATGCTTATACAAGAGACATGAAGGAGCATGAATATTTGTTTAAATCCATCAGAACAAACAAGCCGATCTCAAGAATTCAGGCTTATCGAATATTAAAAGAAGCAGCGGCGGCATGCGGACTTGAGGAAATCGGCACACATACACTCAGAAAGACGTTCGGCTACCATTTTTATCAGCGGACAAAAGACATTGCTGAACTGCAGCGGATCTTAAACCATTCTTCTCCGTCGATTACCATGAGGTATATCGGGATTGACGAGGATACGACAAGAGCGGCTTATAAAGTATTCGGTGGATTGTAAAGACAAAGTTCTTGAAAATTATCATTTTACGCGCTAAGATAGATAAGTGGTTCAGGCTCTAGTAGCACAGCGGATAGTGCAACAGTTTCCTAAACTGTAGGTCGGGAGTTCGAATCTCTCCTAGAGCGTTTTTTTACATAAGATAGGTGCAGGTTAATAATGTCTGTAAAACAGAAAAACCCTTGTGAAACAAGGGTTTTTCTGTTTTCTTGAGTTTTTTATTTGTGTAAGAACCCGCTGGAAAACGATGTGAATTTATATTATTTTGCACATTTTTTGCACATTGCTATACAAATGTTTTCACGGTCGGCATTTTTTCAAATAATTCAAGGGTGTTTCGTGTATCTTCTTCACGGAGTTCTTTAATTACATGTGAATAATAATTAAGCGTGGTAGCGGGCAGTCAAATCCACGAAAGATAAAGCGATGACAGTTGAGCAGGCTGCGGAATATCTAAAAGTACATCCAGATTAATACCGGTGCTCGTGGCAAAGTCAGAAGATCTAAAATTGATCGGCGATGAAACAATCATTGCCAAGCGTGATAAAACAAATGCTTGGCTCCTTGGGGCGATGGTGGCGGTTTTATTCTTTGCAATTGCGGTTCTGCCGGGGATAGGGGGATGACAGCATGATTACACAGCAATATGACGATGGCAAAAAGCATATATACGTTCTTTCATACGGAGGGGGTACACAATCAACAGCCCTTCTCCTTATGGCTTTGAAAGGTGAAATAAATGGTGTTATTCCTGACTATATCATTTTCTCTGATACTGGCTGGGAGCCTCAACACGTTTACGACTGGATCCGGAAAATAAACGAGTATATCAAGAGAATTTATGGACGAGAAATCATCTTTACTGATAACGGAAATATCCGTGATGACATTGTACAAGGTGCTGAGACAGGTGATCGTTTCGCGAGTATTCCATTCTTCCCTCGGGATTCAAAAGGAGAAATAGGCATCGCCCGCCGGCAATGTACAAATGAATATAAAATACTGCCGGTTAACAGGAAAATCCGTTCATTGCTGGGATACAAGCCGAGGCAGTGCATTAAAGAAGTCGTTCACCTCTGGAAAGGCATCAGCACCGATGAAATTCAGCGGGTTAAGCCAAGCCGGGAAAGATGGCAAGTAGCCGAGCATCCTTTGGTTTATGTAGCTTTCATAGATCGTTCACACTGCATTACCTATGTTGAACGTGAAGGGCTTGGGACACCGGCAAAGTCTAGCTGCATCGGCTGCCCTTTTCATGACTTTAACGCATGGCGTGACATGAAGATGAAAGACTCCGATTCATGGAAAGACGCGGTGGAAATAGATCGGCTTATTCGGAAGCTGCCACGTTTCAAAAATAACGCCTTTCTACATAAGTCCGGGAAGCCTTTGGAGGAAATTGATTTCAATGAGGATCAGCTCGACATTGATCACTTTTTGAATGAGTGGGAAGGGATGTGCGGCGTTTGATCGAATGCAGCTGCCCTGAATATGATTACGCTCAATACAACGGAATTAAAAAAAGATAGGGATGAAAGTCCCTATCTCCTGAAAAGATTAAACCCAGCCTTGATAAAAGCCAGTCCAAGATCCGTCACTATTTTGCCATGCATCTTTTAAATAAAATTTTGTACCGAAAACTTCAATTACATTTTTCAGTTCTGCTCTAGAATTAGCCCCTAGATAATAATCTTGTAAAACTGCTTGGGGTGATACTGATTCGTGATTTGTACTATGGTTTGTAGGGCTTGTAGCAAAGGCAGGAGCGGCAGAAACAAGTAAAGCAAGGGACAATGCAGAACCAGTTAAAACTTTTTTCATTTTCATTTTAAACACTCCCTTTGTTTTTTTTAGTACAACTGTATTATCTCTTTATATACAAAAATATACAAGGTAATTTTTGTTAATGTTTTGTGAACTTAGTTTAAATATAGAAATCCGACCAAATGCGTGTTGCCAGAAATGCAGCTGCAGCATAGGCGTTGAGGAGGAGATTATAAATTGATAGAATGAAATGGAAATAATAAGTGAGAAGGGGAATTAAAAGAGTTTAGATCAAGCATTAAGTGAATTATTTAAGTTATTAAAGATCCCTGGTATTTTAACTTGTATATTCTTTATTTTAAAGAATATTAAACCTGTTTCTTTTTTTTCGGCTAATGTTGTTGAACGAAGATTGTTTTCAAAAGAACAAATGTTTAGCTTTAAAGCAATTAAACATGTTTTAAATACGTTATTATGGATGATTGTATTATATCTAACTACATTTTATATTATGGACATTATACCCGATCCTAATGATTTTTTTTCCTATGTGATTGTAATTGTTGGTGGAATTATATGGGGTGTAGTGAATATAACAAATGAGGGAGCTTTACAACAAATTAAGTCTAGCAGACTATGTAAAGGCTTATTTGTTGTAGTTTTTATGGTTTGTTTAATACTTTTTTATACGCAGCTCTATAGCTTTTTTATAGATTCATTGTTATCAGAAAAGGAAAAGTTTAACCTGAAAGTTTTTGGGGTGAGTATGCTTGTTTTGTTCTTATTTACACTTCCAATTCCTTTTATTTTAATACCTATTTCAAAATTTATTAAATGGTCACACGAACAAAGTGTTTATATAGAAGATGAAAAAAAACAAAAATGGTATATTTTATATTCAATAAATAAAGAGACTGTTTTGTTAGGAAATAAAAATGAACAAAGATTATGCAGTAAAACTATGATCAAGAGGAAAGAAGAGCTATATAACACACCTTTCGAGATGGTTAAAACTGATAATTAAGTCCAAGACGGAGAGCCTGCGGACACTGATCATTGCACAGAAATTACTGTGCTTTGGTTGGTGTCCGTTTTTTGTTATCAGGAGGGATGACATGAAGCAAGAGAAGAAAAAGCCAAATAAAAACGCGCAGGAGCGTTCAGAACGCTTTTGGTGGCAAATGATGGGCGCTGACAGGCAAACGCTGAAACGAGGCAAAGGCGAGGCTTTAAGACGCAAATAAACAGGAGGGTAAAAATATGAATCAATTAACTTTAAATATTCCTCAGATTGACGAAGAAGCGACTAAATTAAAAGCAGAACAGCTGCTTGATCAATACCGGTTATATCTCTTACAGGTGCCAGAAGATTTTTTACCAAAGGTTACACCAACTTACAGTATTGTGCCGCCGAGCATTACGAATGAGTTTCATTCCTCAACAGAAGATGCAGCATTAAAGCGTCTTGATTGGGAGATGCAGCGTGACAAATTCTTGAAAAGGATTCAAAGGGCTGTTAACCGGCTTTCTCAAAATGAACGGCAGATCATTGTCATGCTCTATATGCAGCCGGAAGAAATGTACGATTATGAAGTATATGGAGAAATGGATCTGAGCCAGCGTAGCTATTACCGTGTGAAAGCAAAAGCTTTCTACAGACTGGCGTTTGCTCTAAGAGAAGAAGTCTACAAGAAAGGGGCGGCTTCTTAATGAATTTTGTACAGCCTATACGTGATCCGGAATGTATCTTCTACATCAAGAGGTTTTTAAAAGAGCAAAATATGAGGAATTACATGCTATTTGTGACCGGCATTAATTCGGGGCTTCGCATATCGGATATTCTGCAGCTGAGAGTAAGTGACGCGAAACGTCCTTATTTCAATCTTATAGAGAAGAAAACGAAAAAGAAAAAGAGAATCGACATGACGCCAGCTCTTCAACGGGAATTTAAAGCATATGTTGAAGAGAAAGAGGATCATGAATTTCTCTTTAAAAGCCGTGAAGGAATCAACAAGCCAATATCACGGTCGATGGCGTACAAGATTCTCAGGGCCGCTGCTGAGTATGTGGGTTTAGATGACATCGGCACGCATACATTGAGGAAAACATTTGGCTATCACTTTTACAAACAAACAAAGGATGTGGCTATGCTGCAGGAGATTTTTAACCACTCGGACCAACGGACAACACTGCGATATATCGGAATCAATCAAGACGCCATGAACAACGCCATGAAGAAATTTAAAATATAACTTGGCTCATCCAAAACAACAAGGATGGGCCTTTTTCTTTGCATTTTCCTTCAATTCCTCAAAAATAACAGGTGTGTAATTCATTTTAGGGATATTGGTTAAAAACAGAAAGGACAAGGGATTGGCTCAGTTCGGCGAGTTGCACAGTATAAAACATATGGGTAATTCGTGGATTGTGTGGATAATTGGAAAATTTGGGCGTTTTTCGTGGTATTATCGTATTACAGGGGGTGAGCGGGATGAGTAGAGGTGCTGGGTCAAAGAAAGAACAAAAAGGCATGGTTTGATAAAACAACACTTAATCAAATTTGGAGGGAAGTATATGGGAAGTCAAACAGTTGAAACGATTATTCAATTAGAAAAAGAATTAGAAATAGTAAATTCTAATAGAGATAAGATAGAGAGTTTACAAAGAGAACAGGCAGAATTAATTGATAAGCTTATTGACGAAAACAATGAAGTTATTAGATGGCTCTATGAAAATCGTTTGCCATTCTACCATGAGACCATTCAGAGGCAATCTTTAAAGGGGCCTATTCTTGGGTTTGATAAAGATGAAGATAGGCTGATCAGATATAACTTCGAAAAACATATAATAGAGTCTTTGGATATCTATGACACAAGTGATTTAAAAGAAATATCGAGTTTGAAACTTGTAAAAGATGGTCATTTTGTTTCCGCGGTAAAAGGTATTAAATATTTGACAAAGCAACAAAAAGAAATCATTGATGGACAGAACGAATCAATCAATCAACTGAAATACGAACTAGAAAATGTTAAAAAAGATTTTGGCAGAAAGATGGCACGATAACGGCACACCATTTTGGTTTCAGTCATGTATTATGGTAGTAGGTAATAAATTGAGGAGCGGCACAGCTAATGAGCGAAGTCACTTTTTGATTCATCACTAATCAACTCTGTACTAAATATTAAATTATAATTCTAGTTCTGTTCTTAAGGAAAGTAAGTTTGCTCATTACCCATATATCGGAGAGAGATGATAGAATGTCTAACGGTAATCAGTATATTGAAGCAGCTAAAATAGCAGCAGAAACTGCTTCTGAGAATGCTCAAATCACCTTAAAAATCGCTTTAATAAGTGCAGTTATTACATTGATTGGTGCTGGTTTAACTGCGTGGATTACTCTTAGGAATGCAAGAAGAAATGCATTAGTTGAAACCATTTGTAAACAAAGAATTGAGTGGGTAAATAATTTAAGAGCGAAGTTTGTTGACTTTAATACTTTGGCAGAAGAATATTATCTCGCAGTGAAGATGCTGACGAATGAAACTGATCACGAACCTAGTTTTGATTTTACAGAAAAATATCATTCTTTAGAGAGAAGCAAAAATCATATTAAGTTGTTATTAAATCCAAATGAGGTTTTTGCTGAACTTCTAACTAATCAATTAAATGAGGTAATCACGTTATTCTTTAAAGATGACTTTGAAACAGAGGATTATGAGAAACTCATAAATTCTGTTGAATTTTTTCAGCAAATAATTTTGAAATCTGAATGGAAGAGATTAAAAACTGAAATTGATAAAGGTCGGGAATTAACCCCGATTGAAGTAAGGGGAATTTACCAAAAAATTGCACGAAGGTTTTCAAAGCATGGACAAACAAGCTATTCCATTATTAAAGCATCCTAACGGGTGCTTTTTTATATTCTCTGTAAACTGCACTCGATGAATCGTTCGACAAATTTCGTAAATGATTCCCTTGTCATGTTCTTTCACCGATAATAAGGTGGGGGGTTGACAAATTGGATAACAAAGAAGAAAAGTTGATTAAAACGAATTACGAAGTATTTGAAGACTTAAAAAGAAGAGTTAGTTTTACACGTAAAGCTAGAATACAAGCATCAAAAAGATTGCGAGAGCGTCATGAGTTTTTTGAGAAAGTATCCTATTTTTATTCGTTGTTGGTACTTATTTTCTCTGTATGGTTTTTAAATATGGGCAATAGCAAAGAAAATCTTGTAGCAACTAAAATGCTTTTAATATTCTCTCTTTCTTTAACTTTTTTTACGATGTTTCTTAATATTAAAAATTATAAAGAAAGAGCAAGTAGCTTCGAATTGAATTATCAAAACCTGGATGTTTTATTAAATAAAATTGAAAGAAGAGAATGTGACCCACAGTCAATAACTGATGAAGAGGTCAAAGGCTTACATAGGGAATATGAGAAATTATTGCTTGAAAAGGAGAATCATTTAGATATTGATTACCACTTGAGTGATAAAAAAAACCATGAAAAACACGCTCTTAAAATAAGTCAATACAAGTGGCGAGATCGTCTTGTTAAATTTCTTGTTGCAATTTATCCGGTTATAATTATTCTAGCAGTTGTCTTATATACATGGCTTAATTCACTGTTAGCAAAACATTTATAAAAAACAAAAGCACCTATAATGGTGCTTTTTTATATTCTCTGTAAACTGCTTCCGATAAATCTCAGGATAGACTATTGGCGGTTAACGGCTTGAGTGCGGTGGCAGTTTAGAAAGAATATGAAGGAGGGTGAAATGAATGAAAGTATTGGTTATTAAAACGGATATACCTCTCGATGGAGAAGCAAAAGAAAAAATGCGTAAAGAAGTTAAAAGGGTTATCGAAACAGGAGTTGTGGTTCTTGATCCAGGTGTGGACCTGACAACGGTTGAAGTTGATGAGGTCCATGATATTAATGAATACGCAACGACTGTTACGGGCGTGGATGCTGCTATTCCGAAAAGGAGATTTTAGCAGTCTGACAGTACAACATTTTCCTCATAAGGACATCCAATCATGAAGAAAGCTTTGAAGCCTTGTAATGAACCCGGATGCCCAAGCCTGACACGAGAGGGCTACTGTGAACAGCACAAGCGAACCAAGGTGGCCTATGATCAATACCGGGAGTCAGCTGCGAAACGGGGGTATAACAGCAAGTGGAGACAGGCACGCGCTGGCTACCTGTCCAAGCATCCGTTATGCGCTGTCTGTATGATGCAAGGCAGAAGAACACCGGCGACAGTGGTAGACCATATTGTTCCGCATAAAGGCGACATGAAACTATTCTGGGATTCAAGTAAATGGCAGCCTCTCTGCGGGCCATGCCATAGCCGGAAGACAGCGAAGGAGGATGGAGGATTTGGGAACAGAACATCAAACATGCATGTGTGATCAATGTGGAACCATGCTTCTTATTAAAGGTTGTTCAAAGATCAGGAAGCATGACAACGGAATCAAAGAACATTACATCAAGTGTCCTCGCTGCAAGACTGAGTACACATCCTACTATACAAACGAGGACATCAGACGAATGCAACAAAGAATAAGAAAGCTATTTACTCTTCGTCGGAGTATGACAAAGGAATCAGCGCTTGATCTATACACAAAGAAAATTGAAGCAGCACAAAAGGAAATACAAGCTGCTATGGACAAACTCAAGAAGGAGATGGACGTCCCCCACCCGTAAATCCCTAAAGGACGTTTGCTGGAGACCGCGCTCCCCTCCCCATTTTGAAAAATTCCCTAAATGAAAATTCGGAAGGAGGTGAGGGAATGGCTAGACCACGGCAACCAGTGGATTTATTGCTTATAAAAGGCAAAAAAAACTTGACAAAACAAGAGATTGAGGAACGTCGGGAACAAGAAATAAAGGCGCCGAGCGACAAAGTTAAAGCTCCATCATATTTGCCGAAAGACTTAAAAAAAGAGTTTAAAAAGATAGCGGACGAGCTTAAAAACATCGGAATTATGACCAATTTAGATGTTGATGCGCTTGCCCGTTTTTTGTTTGCCCGAAAATTATATCTGCAAGTAACGGAGCAGTTGCTTGAGCGAGGTCCAATGAAAACAGTGATCGTAAGAAAATTCGACGACGATGGAAAGGTAATAGGAGAAGAAGAAAAGATTGTTCCAAATGATGACTATTCCGAGCTATTGATTAATCAAGACAAGTTGTTTAAACAATGCCGGCAAGCTTCTAGTGATTTAGGGCTTACTATTTCCTCGCGCTGTAAACTTGTCATTCCGAAAAAAGACGATGGGAAACCGAAAACTAAAGAGGAAGAGCGGTTCGGGGGCCGCGTGTGATGCAAGAGGTTACTGCCGAAATTCTCATTGAACGGGTATGGTCATACGCTGAGAAAATCCGTTCCGGTGAAATAAAGGCAAGCAAAAAGCATAAATGGGCTGTAGAGCGCTTTTTTAAAGATGTTGACAGGCTCGCAGAAGATGACAACCCTTATTACTTTGATGCTGAAGCCGTTGTAGATTTCTATGAATGGTCGCGACAATTTAATCATGTAGAGGGTATACTTGCCGGGCAGCCGATTGAATTAACAGACTTTCAGCTTTTTATTGCGGCAAATATATACGGATTTTACAAAAAAGAAAATGGTGCCCGTCGTTTCCGGAAGGCTTACATCCAACTGGCCCGTAAAAACACTAAATCACAATTTTTAGCTTTAATAGCTTCATATGAGATTTTCCCGACGCAAGAAAAACATCGGGTATTTATCGCCGGCTGGTCCCGTGAACAATCAGACGAGGTATATCAAGCCATCCTTGAGCAGCTACATCATGCGCCAATACTAAAGGGGAAATATACCTCTGCTAATGGCCGCGTGAAAAAATATAAAACGAACTCAATTATCCAGCCTCTTTCCCGTGAGGCCCGGAAGCTCGGGGACGGTAAAAACCCATCATTGGGAATTGTGGATGAATACCACGCACACGAGACAAGTGAAATTTACGACGTTCTTGACAGTGGTATGGTCGCCCGACGTAGTCCGTTAATGGCGTTATTACGACAGCGGGATTTAATATGGAGCGACCGTGTTTTAAGGAATATCAATATACGAGTAAAATTCTTGATCCGGACATAGATACTGAGAATGATGATTATTTTGTTATGATCTGCGAACTGGACCCGGAAGATGATATAAAAGATGAATCAAACTGGATTAAGGCTAATCCGATTGTAGCAACGTATCCGGAGGGAATGGAGTCGTTACGCTCCGCATTAAAAGTGGCACTTGAAGTTCCTGAAAAGATGCGCAGCTTTCTCACTAAAAATATGAACCGTTGGGTAGATCAAAAAGACAACGGATATATGAACATGTCAAAGTGGCGCGCTCGCAGCGGTGAAATCCCTGATCTGCAGGGGCTGCCCGTTTACCTTGGTCTTGATTTATCAATGACAACAGACTTAACCTCCGTTGGTTATGTAGCTTTGCAAGACAGTTTTTTCTATGTCGGTCAACATTCTTTTATGCCTGAAGCCCGCGCAAAGGAAAAAATGGCGACTGATAAAGTGCCGTATGATCTTTGGAGGGATATGGGATATATCACTTATACGTCTGGCGAAACAGTTGACTATCAATTAGTCGAACAGTGGATCATTGAATTTATCCATAAAAATCGTTTTCGGCCACAAGAAATGGCATATGACAAGTGGAACGCTCTTCATTTAGCACAACGGCTTGAATCCAAAGGGCATACTATGGTGGAGTTGCCGCAGAGAATCAATCATCTGTCATTGCCTACAAAAAGCTTCCGAGAGAAGGTCTATGAAGGGAAAGTAATACATGGCGATGATCCGGTTTTAACGTGGGCGATCAATAATGCAATTACGAAGATGGACCCGCAAGAAAATATCATGCTGGATAAAGCAAAATCACCGCAGAGAATTGACCCTATTGCGGCTGTTATAAATGCCTATGCAAGAGCGATGTATCACGATACAAACCAAAGAGTTGATTTGAATGAACATTTTGGTTCCGATAATTTCAGTTTTTAGGATGTGAGTAAATGAAAAGGACTTTGAAAAAGGTCAAAGCTTTTTTTGAGTGGATTTTTCATCCCAGGTTTATAAAAGCAATGTTTTCTTTTTTCTGCTTAATATTAAACGATTTGCTGTTTATGGTGGGAGCTGCCTTTATCCTGACAGCTGTCTATAGATAGAGTATAAACATCGGTCTTATCCTGACGGGTGTCTTTTTTATGTTTTATGCGTATCTCATATCAAAGAAAGCAAGGTGAAATAGATGCTGCTTGAACGAATGTTTGAGAAACGTTCTGGCTCCTCAGATAGTGAAGATGGCTTCAATAACATTCTATTAAACATGTTCGGCGGCCAGAAAACAGCAAACGGCGAAACTGTAAATGAAAGAAATTCATTAGTGCAGCCTGACGTTTTTGCATGCGTAAATGTATTATCTGATGATATTGCAAGCATTTTGAGCTTTCAATTCATCAACGGGAGAAGGTACCCGCCCGCTTTCAATCTGCTTTTCTAGGGCTTTTTTCTTCATAGACAATCAGATTAGCTGTTCCGCCTGTTCCGCTGAGTGCGATAGAAACGACGGCACCGCCTACCGGTACGTATGTTACTTCAGCAAAGACTCTAATTTTGCTTTCGTCTTCGGTCCGTATATGCCATCAGCAGTCAATCTAAAGACATATTAGACAGTGTTGAAGATTTTTACAAAGATGATACACTCAGAAAATCAGCTATCACGTTTCTAAATCTAGAACATAACGATCCAACTAAACAAAATTGATAAAACAGGGCGCTCTACATAGTGTGTCCTCTTTTGGGCAAAAGGTTCCAGTCTATAACGGGATAAACAGCAGACGGCATTTATGGACCGAAAACAGCAAACGCGGTCAAACGGTACCAGCTGATGCCGGGCTTTCTGCAGATGGTATTTATGGACCTAAAACAAAGGCGAAAATCTTGTCCTTGTTATAATATAAAGCCTTTCGGAGGGATTTTTTGTTATTTTCGGGTAATTAGGAAAATTGCGGTATTTTTTCGTTTACATAAAATGAGAATATAGTGGAAAATAAAAACAAAAGAGAAGGAGGGGAATGCATGGATCAAGTCTTACCGTCTTCACATGTAGGCGTTAAAATTAACGAATGGTACAGGATGATTCGTCAATTTAGTGTGCCAGACGCGGAAATTTTAAAAGCCGAAGTGGAACATGAAATAAAAGAAATGGAAGAAGATGAATATTTACTTATTTATTACTCTCTCATGACTTTTCGTCATCAACTTATGTTGGATTATTTAGATCCGGAAGTAAAGTACAGGACTGACAGGCCAACCATCATAGAACTACTTGATAAGATTGAAAAACCAGAGAAAACACTTACCGGTCTCTTAAAATATTACTCACAGTTTTTTCGCGGAATGTACGAATTTGATCAGAAACAGTATGTGGAAGCAATTAATTTCTATCGTAAAGCAGAAATGGAGATTCATTTTGTCACTGATGAAATAGAACAAGCTGAATTTCATTTTAAATTGGCAGAGGCTTATTATAATATGAAACAGACACACGTATCTATGCATCACATTCTAAAAGCGTTAGAAATTTATGATCGAAACCCGCTTTATACTGTCCGCAAAATTCAAAGCTTATTTGTAATAGTGGGTAATTACCTTGATTTTAAACATTACGAAAAAGGATTAGAACATCTTGAGGAAGCCTTAAAGCTTTCGAAAGAATCCGGCCATAAAAGGCTGGTTTCCTCAGCTCTTTATAATTTGGGTGAAAGTTATCACTACATGGGACAAGAAGAAAAGGCTGAAACGTATTTGAAACAAGCAATTGAGATAGGTAAAGAAATGAAATTAAGGACTCTGCCCCATTCATATTATTCACTATCCATAGTATTATTTAAACAAAAGAAAACAGCCGAGGCAGGCCAAGCGTTAAAAGAAGGTTTAGTAACAGCAGTAAAATACGATGACAATTTGTTTTGCTTATTAACCGAGTTTTTATACGTTTTATATGCTGAACCGATTAATCAAGACAGCCTTGTGGAAATTTTAAGTAAGCTTGAAAATATTCATATGTATTCGTATGTCGAAGAGTTGACACTTTTAACAGCAAATTTTTTCAAAGAAATGAAGGACTTTGAAATTGCTACATTTTTTTATGATAAAATGGTGGAGTCTCAACTTCAAATACAGCGGGGGGATTGTTTGTATGAATATTAA